AGATGCTGCCTGAATACCTATACCAGCTTGTACTCTTAAGTTTTTCAATTGCTCCATCGCAGCTATAGCTGTAGTTGTTATCAAACTTCTCTGTTGAAGACCTAATAATATTAAGAAAGCAGAACCAAAAGCAATTGTCGCTGCTTTGGACTTTTCAATGAAACCAAATATTGCTGACACGCCTCGCAGTATCATGTTAACTGGAGCCATTATCATTTTGAAAGTGAAACTAATCACTTTGAGTATTGGTGACAATGCTGAAAATACTTCTGTAAATGCTTCAGCTAATGGTAATAAGGCTTGCCCTAATTGTTGTTGCATTTTCTGAAACTCTTTCTGCATCTGCATTGCAGATTGTTCCTGTTCTAGTCTTGTCTGAAGTTCAGCTGCCGACATATTCATAATCTCTGCCTGAGACAATCCTAATCGCTCAGCTGCAGCAGCCTGTGCTTCTGTCATGCCAGGTAACTTTTCCTGCAGTGCCAATGATTTTCCTAACTGTTCAACTGACATGCCCGTCGCTTCAGCCAATTTCTGTTTGGCCATGAAGTCCAACTGATTGAATTCATGTATGGAACCAACCTGATTCAGCACCTCCTGAGTCGCTCCTGCTATATCTCCCTGCAATGCCAATTGCCGAGCTAGATCAAAGTTAATGTTCTTACCTGTCAATGCCTGGAATTCAAATTGTGCTGCCAAAGAGCTTTCAAAATCTAATAACTTCTCAGCCACGCTAGCCATATCAGCAATGGACATTCCTAACTTGTTAGCCTGTATTGCAGCTCGTTTCAATTCTTCAGTGTTACCTGAAAAGTATTTTGAAACCACAGCAGTGTTACTGGTTATATCATCAAAGACCTGATCAACATTAGCTCCTGATTTGGTTATGTCAGCTGCAAACTCTCTCTGTGTATCCACAAGATCAGTGGATGCCACACCCATGCTCATTAAAGTACTATTAATGAGACCTGCCTGTTCAGCACCATAACCAAATGCAATCCCTATCTCCGCTGTCTCAGCTGCAGCTTCTGCTGACAACATGCCCACATTGCCCATATTAGCAATCATGGCAGTCTGCACTTCCAATATGTCCTCAGATGCTACTAACTGATTACCTAATTGATTGGCAACATTCTGTGACTCAATCACCATCTGCTTTGTCTGAGCAACGTTCAATCCCGTTTCTTCTGCTAGATTCCTCGCAGATTCTTCATGGTCAATTGCAAGTTTCAATAGTCCAGCTAATGCTGCGGCGGCTGCAGCAATTGCAAGTCCTACCAACAGCATTGGATTTGCCATAACAGCTCCATTGAATGCAATCATACCTGCTCTTAATGAACCCATAAGGCCTACACCTTGCTGCATTGATCGAGCCATTGCAGAGAATCCGGCAGTCACGGCCATTGATAACTGATTATTTAGTTCTTCACTGCCTAAATTCAATCTACTAACAGCATCTTGTGCTTTATCAAACACCATTCCCAATGGAGAACTGGCAATCCTGTCTACATTTTTTGCAAGCTTGGCAGACTCAATGGCTTGTTTCTTCAAACCTTCTGCAGTCGATTTGCTCATCGTGCCTAATTTCACAGCATTATCTAACTGTGCTATGTACTGATTGGTAATGTCTTTAGATGTTTTATGAACACCCATCAAACTTTTGATGTTACCTTTTAATCCAGCTTGTATTTTTGAAGCCAGATCAATTTGCTGACTTTCCAGATCACTGATTTTCTGCTCAACTGCCTGACGTTTCTCTGCAACAGCTAAAGCTTTGGTCATTTCTGCGACCATTCGCCTTGTTGCCTGTACCTGTTCATCAGTCATTCTGTTCAGATCAGTCTGTATCTGTGTATATTCAGTCACAGATAACTTGCCGGCCTTTACAAGGTCATTGAGTTGCTTTTGAAATTTTATCTGATCTTGGCTAGCCATTTATTATTTACATTTAGGATGATCAGGATTTCTTTTGCACAATGATTTTATAATGTCATTGAGTCTTTCATGATAATTTTCCATATCTGCAAGTGCTGCCTGCAGCTTAGGATCATCCTTTGCAATATCATAAGCCTTTTTGTATTGCCTTTTAACTTTTCCTTTGATGAAGAGTTTTGCTATTCTTGACAGCAATCCTTCATTCAAGGTAATGTTTTCCTGCATTTGTTTTTCTAACTTATTCATAGCAGCTTTTTGTATAAATATGTTATGATATGATTTTAACGTTTTCTTGGCCTGTTGTTAGTTTTCAACTTTCTCATCTGTTTATCATGTTCTTCCTGTTGTTTTTTGAAGTAACTTGATAGTTTCTTGATGTGAAACTGACGTATAAATACTGGCATGTCCATTACGTCAGAATATGTGAAAGCACCTTTGGAATGAAATATCAGATCATGAATCTGATCTTCCTTCTGTAATTTATATTTCGGTGTCAGGCCAAAAAAAGTCCAATCCAATGTTAATTGAACTTCGAAAGGTATCGCCGGACTCTCCATCCGGCACTTCTATTACTAGATCTAGATCTGGTGTTACTGATTTGATATGCTTTCGCAATGCTCTGGAATCAATGGCAAACAACTCTCTATCAACAAATTTTCTGATAGCGCCATCTGATGAATCGCCATCAATTGATGTGATAACGTATTTCAACATGGTTGTCAAACTAGCATCTTTCTTAAGTTTTTTAATTGCTCTCTGTTCAGCGTCAATCTTCTTCTGTATACCATGTGTCAATAATGAGAATGTGACTTTACGCTTACTGGCTGGTAATTCAAATTCAAATTCATTTTTGCCATTTTCCAATTTGGACCAATCAATCTCTCGTTCGCCGATTGTAGTCAAATCCACCGTATAATCCACGTCTTCGCCCGTATATGGGCTTGTTACAGTTACAGGATAATCTTTACCATAGCCTAATACTCTCGCAGCAATCATAATGGCATTCTTGTCACAAAGCAATAGATCATTGTAATCAAACTTGGTTAATATCAGTGCCTGAAACAATTTATCTAACACAACACCATTTTTGATGTAACTCTGATTTGTCAGAATATCCTCTTCACGTGCTGTCATATATTTCATTTCGATAGTTCCAGCTTTCAGTGGATGACCATCTGGATACAATACTCCTTTCGATGGCAGTTCTACAATTTCACTCGGAACTGTTATTTTAGCAGATTCAACTGATTGCTGTTCATGTTGAGCAGTTGCTGCGGCAATCATTTCTGCGTCCGACATTGGTTTTGATGTTTTTTTCTTGTCCTGATAATTAGGATTGAGACTTTGTGACATTTATACTCCTGTTTAAAACTTGTTCAATAATAAATATGCAACTCATATAAAATGAAAAAGGTCTCCGAAGAGACCCTTTCACAATTTTGGATGTATGGCAATCTTAGAACTGTAAGATAGCGTAATCATATTTCAAAGTCAATTCAATTTCAATTGGATCTTCAGCTGACCAATCAAAATCTCCAAAGGTGGCAGATGAAATGAATGCACCTTTCAATGTCCATTCTTCTACTTTGTCACCTACTGGTCCTAAGGCATTGAAAGTGATATCCTTCTTATAAAAGTCTGAATATCCATCTCTACCTGTCACTGACTCATGATGCAATCGTACCCACTCCATTACAGCCTGAGCTCCTGATGGTACTACTGGGTCATATAATGTAATGGTTACATCTTGCCATCTGGATTTTCCTTTAAGCTTTCGCTCAACATTGATGTGATCCAAAATTACCTCACCTTGATCAATTGAAGGTCTGTTAGCCGTTCTGATCAGGTATGATGGAATACCCTCAATGTACATGATGAACCTGTTAGACATTTTAGGCTCATATGCCGTATAAAATATCTCGGTGGGATCTAATAATTCTGCCATTCTCTATATCCTTTTATATAAATATCCTGTTTTCAGATTTTATTCTGGAAACTCCGCTCCGGTTGGTAATATGTTGAAGTCAATTATAATGAATTCCGCAGTCTTAGCAGGCTGAAGGAATATCTGACCTCTCATTTCGTTTCTGTCAATTACATCCGGAGTGTTATTTGTTTCATCCATAACAACACGGAATGCAAATAAACCTTGACGCTGTTGCACATCTTCAAAGTATGGATTTGCAATACCAAGGAATCTGTTACGAGTCGCTGCCGTATTCTGTTCAAATACTAAGAACTTGGTAGTCGATGCAATGAACTTCTTAGCTGCGATCAATAATCTTCTGACATTCACTCTGTCAAGAGCTGATGCTTTCTTCTGCAGCGTTTTCTGTCCAAATACTGTCACACCCGTATTAGGGAAAGTTGCAATTGGATTGACTGAGGCATCATATAAGTCATCTCTGTTTGCCTTAGTCAACTTACGCTCTGTCATTACAGCAACATCAATTCCTCCTCTGTTCAAACCAGCTGGTGCAAACCATGGCGCTGCAACTCTGTCATTGAACGCATATACAGATGGTATCAATGTCGATGCTGGTACCCATACATTCTTTCCAAGATCTGCATCTGGTATTTTGACCCATGGCCAATAAACAGCAGCATAATTACTGTCTCTAGATTCTGCTTTGGCTGTAGCAGTTGATAAAGCAGATGCATACTCAACAGGATCGTATACTAAGAAGCAATCTGCTCTGTCTTCACACATATTGAGAGCCTCTGTGATTATCTCAGCGTGATTAGTGAAGTTATCAACTAGTCCAGGTAAAGTTATCAGATTTATATCATACTCATCTTGATTTTTCAACAATCTGATAGCATCTGTGTATGCTGTCTTTCCTTCAGTTGCTACTCCTAAATTGAATCCTTGAGTATTTGTGTTACTGATTTCATCATAGAAAGCTCTTGGATGTTTCACATTACCATCAGATCCTCCTGAGAATGAACCTGATGATGCTATTGGCAATGATCCTGATAATGAACCATCTCTGACATCGCCATTCTCATCTAAATATTTGTATGTGGTATTGGTTACTTCAACTCTAACGTATCTTGATCTATTTGGGAAAGATCCTGACAATTGTAAGAACGGATCATTCGTTCCGCTGTCTCTCATAGTGAACTTTTGGTCACCTATTGCTCTTGCAATGTAATTAGGAGTGGTTGGATCTAATGTAAGATTGTTATATTGTTCCAATATCGTTTTTCTACGATTTGTATCATCACCTCTTCTAATTAATAATGTGAATGTACCTTTGGCATTATTTACATTTGATACTTCCCATCTGAGATTATTAGCAGATCCAGATGTTAACAATCCATTTGTGCCTTCAGCACATGCACTGTTTTGATCTTCTCCGTCTGCTAATGTAAATATTCTGAATGCATTTGCTGTGCCTGCAGGAGTCGCACCTGAACCTCCACCCAAATGTCCTGAACTACCGGTAGTACCGGCTCCAAAGATAAACTGACTTAATGATCCTGTAGATACTCTGGAATCATTTCCTGCTACTCCTGTTCGTGATGATGATAATATTAAATTATTACCACTGATTGATGCTGAGAAATATGAATTTGCAAATGTATTGATCTCAGTTGCTAATCCTGATAATCCTCCTGTGAATCTATATAAATCTATTCCGGGGATGTCAGTACCTCCGCTTGAACCAGAAGTGAATAAGAATGAAAGACTTTCATTACCTTCAGCAACTAATTGTACGGTATCATTTGAACGTTGAGCAAAATTTACTCCATCAACACCGAAAATCTGAAACGATCCTGTAGAAGCTACGCCTGGAGTTGCAGCAGATCCACCTGATGATGAGACTTGAGTAGATGCTGGTCCAAAATCGCCTGCCAGAACACGTACTACTGTTAACGTATCAGCATATTTCAAATATTCCTGAACTGAATAATTTGTAAGATATTTGTATGCATCTTCTGCTGCGCCTGATCCAGATGAAAAATCTCCGCCAAATTTAGTTAAAAATTCAGAATATGATGAAACTCTGGTTGGTACTAACGCCGGCCCTTTCTGTGTAGGACCTACAACTGCTGCGCCAATGGCTTGAACAGCTGCGGGTAGAAACGACTGGTCAATTTCATTGGTAAAAACACCGGGTGATATAATCTTTTCGGCCATTTATATATTCCTTTGATTTATTTTTTTATAAATATCGACCGGAACTCCCAAACCTTATTCTGCAGGCTTAAATTCTCCGTTTGTGAGATCAACAGTGCCGGTACCATATTTTTCATTGAGATTAGTTACTAATTCTTTTTCTCTGTCAAGTAGTTCTTGATATTCCTTATTGAGACGTTCTTCTTCAGCTGCAATTGCATCTAATCTTTCTCTGGTAGTTTTATGTTCAAGATAAATATATCCAAACTCAGTCACCTTTCTATCAAAACCATCTCTGATATCTTGAATACTTTCAAGTTCTTCATTCGTAAATTTTATTGTTTCTGCCATAACTTTTTTTTAATAAATATACGTTTTATAGCTGTGTATATCCATCAGTTGATCTGTAACCGCCAGGCGGTGGATTGTCTACATCTGCATCGAAATTGTCTGTCTGCCTTTCGTTAGTAAATGTAATTTTTTTCATTGAAAATTGTTTCTGCAAATTACTAGTTCTCAATTCATATGGCATTAACAATGTACCTTTTGCGACGAATGGAATCCTTGCTCTGACAATTCTGTCATCTGTACCTGTATTTGTTGTTTCAAATGAATAATCACTTATATATACTGGAAATTTAAAAGTAGTTCCCCATGCAAATCCATTCAATGGCATTATCTGTTCTATTAAAGAGTTCAACTGTGTTGTATATGTAGTCCATAACACTATTTCATATGACACATCTAAAAATTCTGGAACTGGCACAACATAATATTCCTGTATAGGTGTTTTATTTTGTTGCAGAGAAAATCTGTCATATTTGTTAATGTTATTGTATTTGGTACGATAAACAAATCCATTGCCATCAGGATTCTGATTTACTCCCAATGTTTTAGGATCACGCTCAGCTATACTACTTCTAGTAATACTAATCAAAGGTGTCATTATCTTACCTTCGGCATCTCTCATGAAGCCTTTGGCTTGTATCTGAGCAAAAGTTTCTCCATTGGCATACATGACAGGAACTTCGATAACACTTTCATTTTCGACAACTACAGGTTTGATAACATCTCTGATATAACTTATCATTGCAAAATCAATATCTTCAATTGTAATTTTAGGTGTTTTGACAGTATCATCATCTCGCCGGACTTGATCAACTCGACGATTGATTGGATCATTTGAAAATGCTGATATACTTTTACGTAATTCTTTCTTTGCCATTATAAGTTCCTTGGTATATCAGATGCTCGATTTATTCCTGATCTAACTTCTTGTATGTTAAGCCTGTTACGTTTCACAACATGAGCAGTTGCAGTGATTGCTATGGATTTTCCAAATTCATCTCTTTGACCTCTTACAAAGCCTAAATCTGTACTAGGATTCTTGCCAGCGAAGTATTGTGATGAACTCACACCATTAACTTCATAAAATTCATTATCATATTCTATGATATCGCCTTCTTCTATTATTATATTCTTGTCTTTCAAATCATCTCTAAAAAAGGCAAATTCTCCAGATCTAGTCTGATCATATCCCGTTTCATCAGCCACATATGATTTTTCATCTTTTCTGATTATACAATTTATTGCCATACGTTGAAAATAAATTTTATTTTCAGTTTCATCATAGATATTAATACTACTATCTCTAGCACTTAGTTTATAGAAACCAATCTCCATGTCAATGAATTCATTGATAAGTTCTCTATTTAGGTGTCGTACTAAAGATGCATCGCGAGCTGATCCAAATAATGCCATACTTTATCCTATATAAATTTTCAAAGGTATTGCGTTAAACTGAGATGATAGCGCTGAAGCTTCGGCTGCTTTTCGCTCTAACTGAGCTTGCCGTGACATGCTATCCAACATCTGTGTCAGTTCGTTTATAAGCGAATCTTTTTCAGACTGACCTTGAGATAGAAGATCAGCTGCGTTAAGTGTGATATCTGCATTTGGTATTGGTATACTACTATATTTACCTCTGACATATCCTAACATTTCTTTTACACATGCTAATGCGTAACGACGTATCCACTGTTTACTAATATCATTTAGATTAGCATATGTAACGTTATCATAAGGTATATTAGATAAATCTGATACTGACGTGCCAGTACCACCACCATTTCCTGTTTCAGGACTACTCAATGGATTATTGATATCAGATTTTAGATAATAATCAAAACGGACCTTGGTAAAATTTCTTCCATTAGGTATAGGAAAAAATCTAATTCTGTTACCACTAAGTTCAAAACTGAATGCTGATTTTCTGATCTGATCATTGAATTCAATTGCCTGTAATCTTAGTATATCATAATAGATAGGCATCATCATAAATGATACACCAGGAGAATAATTACCGTAACCAAATTCTGCTAACAACTGCTGTGAGCCTAATCCAGTTCCTATAAATGGATCAAAGTATCTTACTATAGCAGGAGGAGCTTCATGATAAATTCTACGTATCTCTATAGCATCAATACCTGGTGAACCACTTTCAAAAGATACCAAATCAGTATCTGTGAAATCATAAATTTGTTTTCCAGATACCATATCAATTGAACCTGTATAAAATGTATGATTACCTCCTATGCCGGCTGCTTGACCATAACTTGAAGCTAAGTCTGTCAATGCAGTGAAAGATGGTTGGATAGCCTGTCCAGTTAATGAACCTCCATCTGTACTAGTACCATATACATTTATCATGTTGTCACGAGCATTGTACATGTTGACTTGAGTTCCATATTCTGATACGGCTTCTTCAAATGCTGCATAAAAATTAATATCCTGCAGTTCGACATCTACAATAGGGTATCCTAGACGCTTTGCACACCAATCAGCTACCTGATCGGCCTCTGCTGCAAAATCAACATCAGTGTCATAGAATGCGAAAGGTGTTTGCCCAGATCCTGGAAAGAAGGATGATGATCCTGGCCATATAGGAATGTTAGCTGCCATAGTCTATGAGATTTTATTATAAATATGGCAGATGTAGTTTAATCAATCGTTATTCGTCTACGTATGAAGCACTGTACCAGGTAATATATTCTGATGGTGCTGTGTCATACCATGTCCAGCCATTGAAAGGATAGGAATGATCTTCATGATTTGCTACTGTTAGTTGCCATTGCTGGTAAGGGCCATGTATAGTATGACCTGTCCACCAATAGTCTTCTGTACTATCGTAATTATAATAAGCTGATCCTGAATAAAACTTTGGCATAATTTTTAATTTTAAGATGTTGTAACTGTCCAACCTTTATCGGTTGCTATTGATGTATCACAAGTTGAAGCTCCTACAGTACCGCTTACATCTATTGTTTTTCCTGTTACTGTTGCTAAACTTTCAAATATTCCATCCAATACTTCTTTAGTCATTCCATGACAACTGCTAAAGTCTACATTGTTAGAAATACCAGGAATATCAACTACGTTTAAAGCATCACAATTAACAAATGTACTAGTAAATGTTGCTCCTGTATAACTCATATCAGCCTCCAATTTAGTTAACTCTCTACAACCTGAAAAAGCTTCATTCCAATTGGTTACATTATTAGAACCTGTAATATAAATAGCTTTAACTCTTCCTACAGTTTTGAATAGGTCATCGCATGTAGTATTTTGATGCATGCTAATACTCACAGGTGTTTGAATTGTATTAGTAAAATCTGAAGATTCAAATGTATCAGCTAAATCAGTTGCTGCAGTGAAATTGAAATGAGGCATATCAGTTAAACATTCTGCTAAATTAAACATTAGATCTGCAGAAGTGACCGATTGAAAAGACATTGATTCTAAAGTTTTCAATCCTATACAATTATTAAACATGTTTTGAACATTTTGACTCTTACCTACATTTAAAGGACCTAATGTATGCATATCATTACAACCTTTAAACATCGCATTAGTGTCAACAGCTTCGGATACTAAATCAGGATGTGGTCTGAAATCTCTAAAACTTGAACATGCTGTAAACATTCCATCTGCTTGAGTAGCAGCAGGGAAGGTTAAATTAGTAGGAAACATTTTATCTGCTAAGCTATGACAATTTTCAAATGTTGTTACTGTGTTAGCAACATTAGTAAAATCAAATATACCATCTGAGTTAGCAGTCCCGGTTGCACTATCTATTGTTTGATTACCTATTTTTCGTAATGAACGGCATCCCATAAACATGTCAAAGGCAGTTGTAGCATTAGGAAATTCCATATTCCCTACATTTACAAGATTTGAACAATTTCCAA